CATTGTTATATTAAAAAGAATAGTTATATTTGTAAAACAATTAAAATTTATATTATGAAAAACCTATTTAAAAGTTTAGCAGCATTTCAGCAAGAAGTGCCAGTAATTCACAAAGGAACGCAAGGCTACGGATATTCGTATGCCGACCTTCCTAAAATCTTTGAAGTGATTAACCCGTTGTTACAAAAACACGGATTAGGATTTACCCAACTAATTAACGGTCAACAAATAGTAACTGTATTGTTTCATTCTGAAAGTGGTGAACAAATAGATAGCCAAACGGATATTCCTCAAGGTGTTCAACTTAAAGGAATGAATGATTTTCAAGTATTAGGATCTGCAATTACTTATTTAAGACGTTACGCATTATCTTCGATTTTAGGTATTGTAACCGATAAAGATGTTGACGCAGCTGGTGAGCAAGTAAAACCCGTAAAAACGGAAGCAAAAAAGCCTACAATACAAGGTGAACGATTCTTAAAAGCAATAGAAGCTATCCGTAACGGTGAATTTACAGCCGAAGAGCTACAAGCAAAGTTTGAATTAAATGAAGTTCAACAAAAATCACTTTTATTGTTATGAAAACCGTATTACAAAAATTAATACATTCTTTTGAGATTGATAGAATGCAAAGTTCATATACAAAAGAACAAATGATAGAATTGTTAACTTACAAGTTAGAAGAAGAAAAACAGCAAATAATGAATGCTTACGAGGTAGGTTCTGATAATGGTTATAAATTAGGATTAATTGCTGAATTTGAAGAACACGCAACAATTCCAACAGCAGAACAATATTATTATAGTATTATTGAAATTATATTATGAAAATACGAGCTTCACAAATAGGCCGCATAATGACTTCACCCAAAACAAAGGGTGAGGTCTTATCTAAAACTACAAAGACATACATTCAGGAACTTGCTATCGAACATAAATACGGAATCCGTAAAGAGTTTTGGAGCAGATACACTGACAAAGGTAATGAAGTTGAGGACGAAGGCATAGCACTTGTTAACGATGTTTTGAACTTAGGCTTTATTTACAAGAATGAAGAGAATCTAACCAATGATTATCTAACGGGAACGCCAGACGTAAACACGAATGAAATTCTTTTGGATGTAAAATGCAGTTGGGATGCTACAACTTTTCCGTTTTTTGAAAGCGAATGTCCGAATAAAGATTATTACTACCAGCTTCAGGGTTATATGTGGTTAACAGGTAAATCTGAAGCGTTACTTTGTTATTGCCTTGTAAACACACCTTTTCAAATAGTTGAGGACGAGGTAAGGCGCGAACATTGGAAACAAGGGTTAATTGATGAAAGTTTGGATTTAAGGGACTTTGTGCAAAAGAAACATAACTTTGACCATATACCAAAAGAAAAGCGCGTGAAAGTCTTTAAAATAGCAAAAGATGAAAGCGTAATTGAACAAATTAAAGAACGAATAGAGTTAGCACGTGAGTATTATAACAATTTAATAAATGAACTATGAAATTGTTTTTAAATGATATTAAAGATTATGCGTTTAAAAGTGTGTTTAATGATAGGATATCAGCTAAAACAATATATAAAGATGATATAATTATATTAAATGAAATTTCAAGAAAAAGTTATGGGCTTGAATATTGGCATTTAAGTAAATATTCAGAAAATGCGTGTGTATATTTTTTATTAGAACAGGAAGAAGTTGTTTATATAGGGCAAACAAGGTCATCAGATAGAATTAAACAACACATAAAAGATAAAATATTTTCTGATGTTTGGTTTATTCCAGTTAAGTTTCCTTATAACATGGTTTTTGAAAATAATCTTTTGTCAAAATATAAAACAAAATACAATAAAAGATATGGAAAAAAAATAGAAGAAAATTACATGAGATTTTTAAGACCAAAATATATGGTTACGCAAGAAGAAATTAATAATGTTTATTTAAATTTATAAATTATGAATGAAGATTTAAAAGTAATGGGTTACTACAAAAACACGACCCGAGACCAAATAGTACAAATCAAAGATTTTAAAAAAGACAAACTGTGGTACGAAACAATAAGACAACAAGAAACAAACCCTATAACGGAGTTTTGTTGTTCGGTTGAAAGATTTAAACGATTATATATTAAAACAAAGTAAAAATGGAAAAGACAATTAACGAAGAAGAGTTTATAAGTATTATAGGCAATGAGGCTTATTTTCAATTTGTAAACGATATTTATAAGCTGCTAAAAGAAAGCGAAGCATATAAACGCGAAGAAGAAGTAGTTTATTATATTGGTGCATCACCTTTAAACGAAACAATGTGGTTTCATTATGAAGCATCTTTATTTAAAAAGGATATAGGCGATGAGTTTGGGTTTACACGAATGATTATAACCGACGACTTAGACACGACGTTAGACCGTATTAATTACGCAAAAGACGAAATAAAAAAGAATGGCGGTAAAGATGGAATTTGGATTAATAAATAATAAATAAGTAAAATGGAAAAAAGAGACAATTCAGGAGCGTTATTTACTAACGACAAAAGAGAAAAAGAAACGCATCCACACTATCAGGGTAAAGCTACAATAGGTGGGGTTGATTATTATGTTTCAGCTTGGATAAAAGACGGACAAAAAGGTAAGTTTCAAAGTTTAAGTTTTAAACCAGTTCAAGAACAATCAAAGCCAACAGCTGGAAAACCAAGTTATGGCAAGGAGTTCGATGACTTTTTAAATGGTATATGAATTACGCAGCACAAGTTTTAAGCGAAGCGAATGAAGTAACACGGGCAATGGTTAAACAGTACCTACAAAAACACGAATTGAGCTTAAACGCTTTTTCTAAGTTAGTAGAAATAAGACAACCTAACCTGCATAAATTTATGAGTGGAAGCACTTTATCGAGTAAATCAATTGAAAAGCTGGGAGAGTTTTTTAGTAAATAATTTGGCTCTGGTAAACCAACAGAAAGGCGGAACGTAAAAAATTCCGCTTTTTTTTATTTTTTTTGTTGTTATATTAAAAAATGTAATTATATTTGTTCAACAATTAACAATTAAAAACACGAATTATGAAAAATTTAACAAGAGATTGCCAAGAGTGTAATGGTTGGGGAACTGTAACGATTGAACACAATGGAACTGAAATTCCTTATTTACAGGATGTAGTGGATTATGAATGTATGTCTTGCACTGGAACTGGTCAACAATTAGATGCTGATTTAATTAAAGAGCGAATTGAGGACATTGAATACATGATTGACGGTATGCAAACACGAATGAGAATGTTATCCGATTTTATTAAGACTTCAAACAAAGGCTACCTACCTAATTTAGCTAAAAAATACAGTGATAGATTAGAGATTTGCTCAAGAGCATTAGGACGTTTGTTGAACTATAAAAGAAAATTGCATAACTTAGCCATGTGAAATACTTAACTATACTTTTATTTCCTTTCATTATAGCCTTATTCTTTTTGGATAGGGCTGTACTTGTTTTTGTTTGGAGCGTTCCGAGTATTAAGATTCAGAAATGGTTGTTTAATGAGGTGGAAATGCGAAAGAGTTTGATTCGTGTTTTGGGTGGTTTGATAGTTGTATTATTTATTTTATTGTTGTTTATAATTGGACACTAACCGTTTTTTAAATGACCTTTACGCAGACCATAAACACTGGATTAAAGTTGTGCGCTCGTTTGGAGAGTATTATTTGGCTGAAGATATAGTTCAAGAAATGTATTTAAAGCTGGCAAAACACGAAAACAAAGAAAGATTTTACCGTAATGGAACTATTTACAAGGGGTTTGTATGGATTGTTTTACGAAATATGTACTATGACTTCGAAAAGAGTAAACAAAGGCTTCAGAAAGTCGATATAACGGAGGCAATTCAGTTAGTTGATGAAAGTATCCCATACGAAAAAACGAACGCTCAAAAGCAATTAGAAGTAAAAATAAACGAAACAGTAAACAGTTGGCATTGGTACGACAAATTATTGTATGAACTTTACCGAGATACTGGAATGAGTACACGCCAAATACAAAAATGCACTGGAATTAGTTTCAAATCAGTATGGCAAACGTTAAAATACTGCAAGGATAGTTTAAAAATAGAAGTAGGAGAACATTATGAGGACTACAAAAATGAGGATTACGAATTAATAAAATAAAAACATGGCAAGAAAAAGACGAACAAAAGCTGAAATATTAGCAGCTGAAAGCAAAGGATTAGGAGATACCGTTGAAAAGGTACTTGAAGTAACTGGAGTAGCAAAAGTAGCTAAATGGTTATTAGGTGAAGATTGCGGATGCGATGAACGCAAAGCAAAGTTAAATGAGTTGTTTCCTTACAGAAAGGCGAAGTGTTTAGAACAATCTGAGTATGATTGGTTAAAAGAATGGTTTGACAAAAAGGCGGAAGTAATAAAGCCAAGTGAACAAAAAACAATACTTGCAATTCATTCAAGAGTGTTTGGAGTACGCAACGAACCAACAAGCTGTGGATCGTGTATTTTAGAAAGAGTAAACCAATTAAAACAAGTTTATAACACATACGAAGATGCCGATTCCCAAACCAACAAGTAACGAAACAAAGTCGGAGTTCATTCAAAGATGTATGACAGATGACAAAATGGTAAATGAGTTTGAAAACACGGATCAAAGATTAGCAGTTTGTTCAACAAGTTATGAAGATAACCTATCCAAAAACACGAACGAAAATTGAGCCTAACATTAACCAGCGATTACTATATTGTATTTATGAATCCAAATAAACATAAGTCAGATTGGAACGCGCTCAGGTTAATAATGGAAGTAACAGAAATAAATTATTGTGTGTTCATAGATTACAAGTTGTATGCTATGGAAATTTACCCGGTAGATAAAGACGAATACGAAAGTTATAAATACAACCCTAATTAAATGAAGTTAGTTAAAATAAGTGAGGTTAAACCCAACCCAAAGAATCCAAGAATAATAAAAGACGGAAAATTCCAAAAGTTAGTTAAGTCTATTCAAGAATTTCCAGATATGCTAAATAAACGCCCTCTAATCGTTTTTACTGACGTTGACGGTAAATATATTGTCTTAGGTGGTAATATGCGTTTAAAAGCGTTAAAAGAACTAAAACACGAAACCGTACCTATTATAGTAGCAGATGAATGGACTGAGGAACAAAAAAACGAATTCTTAATAAAAGATAACGTAGGTTTTGGAGAATGGGATTGGGATAGTTTAGCAAATGAATGGGACGCGGAAAAGTTAGACGATTGGGGTTTAGATTTGCCAGTTGATTTAAGCGTTCAAGAAGAACTTGAAGCACAAGAAGATAATTACGAAATACCTAACGAGATAAACACGGACATAGTAATAGGAGATTTATTTGAAATAGGAGAACATAGATTGCTTTGTGGGGATTCAACGGATAGCGATTTAATAGAAAGATTGTTAAATGGTAATAAACCTGATTTATTATTAACTGACCCACCTTATGGAATTGATTATGGTAATCAACTTATTAAAGGAGATGAGTTTACTGAAAAAACGAATAAACACGGATGGAGAAACTTTGGAAATCCTGAATGGGATAAATCAAAACCTGAAAGCGGAGTTTTACAATATCTTTGTCAAATAACTGAAAGTCAAATTATATGGGGTGGAAACTATTTTACAGACGATTTACCACCAACAATGGGATGGCTTATTTGGGATAAAGGGCAAAGAGGATTTAGTTTAGCGGATGGAGAAATGGCATGGACTTCTTTTAATAATGCATTAAGGATAAAAGAATACGCAAGAGCAAAAGCAAACCGAGAAGAAAAAAACCACCCTACTCAAAAACCTATTGAGATAATGAATTGGTGTTTTGAATATGCTGATAGACATTCTAAGAAAGAAATTAAAATAGTTTTAGATGCTTATTTAGGTTCAGGTTCAACAATGGTAGCATCACACCAACTTAAACGCAAATGCTACGGAATGGAACTTGACCCGAAGTATTGCCAAGTTATAATTGACCGAATGAAAAAACTTGACCCGAGTTTAGTTATTAAGAAGAACGGAGTTGAATTAAAATAAACACCGATATAACACCGATTATGGCAAAAGAAGATAATTTAAAGCCTGCGTGGCAAAAAGGAGAAACAGGAAACCCTAACGGCAGACCTAAAGGAGCAAAGAATAGAAGCACAATAGCAAAGTATTGGTTAGAAGTTAATCAAAAGCTAAAGAACCCTTTAACAGGTACAGAAGAAACAATGAGTCAAGAGGACTTAATGACTTTGGCTTTAATTAAAAAAGCACGTGAGGGAGATGTAGCGGCATATAAGGCTTTAATGGATAGCGGTTACGGTGCTCCATTACAACAGATAGAACAAACCATTTTAGAACAACCATTATTTCCTGATGTTCAAGAGAACGACAGCAACAAATAAGGTACTGGCTTTAAAAAGACGAACTAAAATAATTCAGGGTGGTTCGTCGGCTTCGAAAACGTATTCTATTTTAGCCGTACTCATAGATAAAGCAACAAGAATAGCAGGACTTGAAATAAGCGTAGTTGCTGAGTCAATACCACACCTAAGAAGAGGAGCATTAAAAGACTTTCTTAAAATACTTAAATGGACTAACCGCTATAATGATGATCAGTTCAACAAATCTTTATTAACCTACAATTTTAAAAATGGGAGTGTTTTTGAATTTTTTAGTGCGGATGATAGCTCTAAGTTACGTGGTGCTCGGCGTGATATTCTTTATATTAACGAATGCAATAATGTTACCTTTGAGTCTTATAATGAACTTGCTATACGGACTAAAAAAGAAGTATTTTTAGACTTCAACCCAGCTAATGAGTTTTGGGTACATACCGAACTAAAAGACGAACCCGACGCAGATTTTATAATCTTAACCTACAAGGATAACGAAGCCTTAGACAACAGCATAGTTGAACAAATAGAAAAGAATCGCGAGAAAGCTCTTACAAGCACTTATTGGAGTAATTGGTGGCGTGTATATGGCTTAGGTGAAATTGGAATGCTTGAGGGCGTTATATTCTCTAACTGGAAACAGATTGATAGTATTCCAAGCGATGCAAGATTGATAGGAATTGGACTTGACTTTGGATACACGAACGATCCTACGGCAGCAGTTGAGGTTTATACATGGAACGGACAAAGAATCTTAAATGAACTTGTGTATCGAACTGGAATGATAAACAGCGACATAGCTAAAGTGTTACCTGACAACGTACCGATATATGCTGATAGCTCCGAGCCTAAATCAATCGAAGAGATTAGACGCTACGGAAAGACGATTAAAGGCGTAACAAAAGGCAAGGACTCGATAAACTTTGGTATTCAAATAATGCAAAGCCAAGAGTATTTAGTAACGTCAAACAGCACCAACCTAATCAAAGAATTACGCGGTTACATTTGGGACACTGATAAAACTGGCGTTCGTTTAAACAAGCCTATTGACTTCAACAACCACAGCATTGACGCAGCACGTTACCACGAAATGGAAGTGTTGGGAGTTAACCCGCATTATGGTCAGTATTTTATTCATTAATTTACATAAATGACAGATGACCTACCGTTAATGGTGCGCACAGTTGAGAAATTCATCTTAGAAAAGAAAGGTATTCGCATAAAAATAGTATTTGATGACCCTATGAAAATACGAATCCACACAAAAATGTTAGGCCAAGCCTTTGATATTGCCTTAGCTTACTACAATTATCAAATATAAAGTTATATAAATATGAAAACGGAAATAGTAATTCCAACAACGCTTAGTGAGATACCATTAATGAATTACCAAAAGTTCATGAAATTGGTTGAGGGTTCAAACGATGAAGAATTAATAGCTCAAAAATCTATTGAAATTTTCTGCGGTTTAAATATGCGTGACGTACTCAAAATAAAATGGAGTGATGTTGTTGGATTAGCTAATCATTTTAACGAACTATTCCAGCAAAAAACGGAATTCAAAACCACGTTTAAAATAAAAGACATGGAATTCGGTTTCATTCCTAATTTGGAAGATATGAGTTTCGGTGAATATGTAGACTTAGACCACAATATCGGCAAGGTTGAAACATTCCATAAAGCAATGGCGGTTCTTTACAGACCGATAACCAAAAAAACGAAACAAGGCACTTACGAAATAATGCCGTATTCAGGAACGGATGAATTTGCTGAGTTAATGAAATACGCTCCTTTGGATATTGCTATGGCAGCATCGGTTTTTTTTTATCATTTAGGAAACGACTTAGTTCAAGCTTCGCTTACCTCTTTGGAAGTGGAGATGAAGAAGAACAAGGAACTCAACACGACTATTCAGAACGGACTCAATTCAATAAGCAATGGGGATGGTATAATTCAATCTATGCACTCGCTAAAGGAGACGTTACAAAGTTTGATGAAGTTACCAAATTGGGAATACGGAAGTGCCTTACCTACCTTACTTACGAGCGACAGCGAACTGAAATTGAAAATAGAGAATTAAAAAGAAAATTTAAAAATGGGTAATTATTATAATTTACTGGATACGTTAAAAGGACACTTCGATAATGATGCGTTTATAAACACGGTAACGGAGGGTGACATATTCGCTGTTGACTTGTCTAAACAAACAATTTTTCCTTTAGCGCATATAATTGTAAATAGTAGCACGATTGAGAATAACATAATTCGTTTTAATGTATCTATTCTTTGCATGGATATTGTTGATATTTCAAAGAACGAAAACACGAATATATTTATCGGAGACAACAACGAACAAGACGTTTTAAATACAATGTTTGCAGTTCAAAATAGGCTTTACGAAAGTTTAAGACGTGGGGAATTATTCAGCGATAATTTCATGGTAGATGGTAACGCAAGTTGTGAGCCATTTGCTGAACGCTTTGAAAACTATTTAGCAGGTTGGACAATGACACTTGATATTTTAGTTCCTAACTCAATGACAATTTGCTAATGAGTGAAACACTAAAAGCCTTACAGAAATTTAGAGATGAAGTTGTTAGCCAAGCGAAAGCCGAATTAAAGCGACAAAATAAAGACACGTCTGGTAAATTATCTCAATCAATAAAAGGTGAAGTTAAAGAGTTCCCAAATTCAATAGGTGTTTATTTTGACATGGAGGCTTATGGTAACTTTCAAGATAAAGGGGTTTCGGGTAAAGAAAAAAAATACAGCACTCCGTACAGTTACAAATCTAAAATGCCACCGCCAAAAGCGTTTGACAAATGGATAGTGAAAAAAGGAATTGCACCAAGAAATACAGCAGGTAAATTTCAGTCAAGAAAAGGATTGCAATTTGCAATAGCTCGAAGTGTTTTTAAATACGGAATCAAGCCAAGCCTATTCTTTACTAAGCCATTTGAGAAAGCATTTAAGAAACTTCCAGACGTATTGATAGATAAATACGGATTAGATGCTGAAACGCTGTTAAATTCAATATTAAATCAAAATTTAAAAAATATAAAATGAGTATTTTCGCACGTTCACCTTATATAATCGAAATATCCGAAACAGGTCAAGAGGGTTCAAAGATAGAATTAAGATTATGGAACGGAACTGGCTCAGCACCAACCGACCCTCAATATATACTTAGCAAATTAATTCCAGCTTCAAACAACGTAAACACGTATTATAATATTTCACCTTACATCCGAGAATACATTACTTGGAATGTGCGCCAACAAATATATAATACTACGCCAGATTCCGAAACAACACAATGGTGCAACGCACAAGTAAAACGTTATAAATTAGATGCAGGAGTTTACACGCTTTTAAGTACTACAACTTATAAAGCATTTGATGGCTTTGGGTATTACGAACAAGGTTATAATCCTAATTTATATTCGGTTACTACAGTTTTACACGATCAGGGAACGTTTACTTATGCTTATGATAGTTCTATTAATCCAAGCTCAAATAATGCTTATAGAGGAGGTCATGCCACTGTATTAACCGATACGCTTTATCGAGCGAGATATACTAATTTAAGAACTGGAGCGGTAACCACTGTTAATATATCTTCATTGGCTCCCACTTTAAAAGACGTTTACAGAGTTCACCCAAATAATTATGCCGATGGAAATAAATTGCAAATAGGTACTTTATCCGGTATTACATTTACATCATTATGGGAAGCAACATTCAAGCCGAATTTAAATTGTAGATATACGCCTGTATTATGCGACTTTGTAAATCAATATGGAGCATGGCAAAGGACTTGGTTTTATGCAGCTTCAAATAACACGCTAAGCGTTGAAAACACGAAATACAATTTAATGCAGTCCACTTTTCCAAATTACAACACTTTAGAAGGGCAAACAAAGAGTTTCAACACAAACGGAAAAAACTCAATAAAGGTAAACACGGACTGGGTAGATGAAAATTATAACAATCTACTTAAGCAACTTATGCTAAGTGAAAGGATATTAATCAATAGTTTACCAGCTACTTTAAAAACACAAAGCACTGAACTATTCAAGAACATAAACCAAAAGACAATCAACTATCAATTAGAGTTTGACTTTTCTTACAACACAATTAACAACGTAATATGAAACGGATAGTCGGTTTATTTATTGAGGGTGTTCAAGTAGAGTTATTCAACGATGAACAGATTAACGTAACTTCCAGCGTTCAGAATATTTCTGACATATCAAAGGTGTTCACCGACTTTTCGCAAAGCTTTACCGTTCCTGCTTCACCTCATAACAATGAGATATTTGAACACTTTTATCAGTCGGATGTAAACCCTACAATAGACCAAAATTTAAGGCGTGATGCTTTTATTGAAATTGACCTTACATTTTTTAGGCGTGGAAAGATACAGCTCGAAAAGGCGAATGTAAAAAACGGTCAAGTAGAAAGCTACACAGTAACTTTTTATGGCGACATACTTTCATTAAAAGACAAGTTCGGGGAGGATAAATTAAAAGACTTAGATTACAGCGATTTAGACTATTTATACGATGCTACTGAAATACTGGATAGAATCGTTGATGCGGCGACAGATTACGATGTTCGTTACCCTTTAATAGCAAGCACAAGATTGTGGACTTATTATCATGGAACGCAAGACATAACGCAAAACGCTCATGCTATTCAATACGATGAACTTTTTCCTGCTGTCAAAGTAAGTAAGATATTTGAAGCTATTGAAGACAAATACGGAATAACATTTGATAGTTCGTTTTTTAACGATGAAAGATTTAAGAAACTATTTTTATGGGGCAAAAACACGATAGAATATCAATGGGTAAGTGAAGCACAGAATATAGTTTTTAATGAAATTACTCAAGTTGTAATTGCAAAACCTTCCCTTCCTGATTTATCTCAAATTTATTATACAAATATAACAGAAAGTGAGTTTTATCTTTTATATTTTCCAGGTGTTAGTTTTTATCAAATAAAAATTCAAATAAACAACATATCAAGTTCAGGTACAGTTTATATTGATGTTTTTCAAGATAATAATTATAACAGCACAATGACAGTTGTAAATACAGGATTTTATGATTTAACAATATATAATACGCCCGGATTAAGTTCGGTTTATACATTTAAAATTCGTGCAACAAATACAATGAATGTAGATATAAGTATAATATATTTATTGTCAGATATTTATGGTGTACAAAATTATGTTCAAGTAAGTACAGTTCAAACAGTAATATCAGGTAATGTAAATTTAAACAACGTAATGCCCGATATTAAAGTTGCAGATTTCTTTTCGGGAGTGTTAAAAGAGTTTAATATGACTTGTGTTCCGATTGAAACTGATGTTTATCAAGTGTTGCCTTTGGATTTATGGTACAGTCAAGGAGCTATTGTTGATATAACCGAAAACACGGATTTGGATTCAATTGATGTAAGTAGAGTTCCGTTATTCAAAAAGATAAATTTCACATATCAAGAAAGCGAAGCATTTACAAATAAAAATTACTTCAAAACCTACAATCAAAAATACGGTGATATGAATTACCAATTTGATTATGACGGTGGAGAATATACTATTGAAAGTCCATTTGAAAATTTATTATTCCAACGTTCAGTTAGTGGCAACGATTACGCAATTTTAGGATATGCACTCAACGAAAACTATCAAGCGTACACTCCAAAGCCTTGTTT